ATCCATAAGCTTCTACTAAAGTAGCATATAATAACCCCTGTGGAAAGTACTGACTTATATAAGTTGTAGCTGTAGTTGTTAGGCTCTTGGGTACCATATCATAATATATTCTATGCATGTAATTAGCATCCGGCGTAGGAGCTATATAAAGGCCTCCTGAAGTAGTGGATGAAGTGCCAGTAGCACCCCCAAACATCGCATAATACTTAGGAAATCCTGTAACATCCTGATCCGGTTGTCCTCCTTCTGTTCCAGTTAGTCTATCAACATATTCACTTAAATAAGTTTGGTCCTTTTTAATTAACCATGTTCCAGGTCCTGTAGAAGCTGAGGTACTATTAAAAACTTCTACCCCACGTACAAATACTGTCCCAGTATTTCCTTTAGTTCCTAAACCAGGGACATTTATTGTATTATCGTCAACAGCTAAATTTCCTTCACTAACATATCTATTATTATCGCTAGGAACATCATAAAAAATTCTAAATTCTGCATTTTCAATAAACTGATCTACAATAGTTGTAGTCAAAACATTCGCATCAGTTTCAGTATAATTTAGAATCGCTGCTTTTAAAGTTGTGTATGTAAATCCAGCCATAATTATGATCTATCGTTAACGGGACCGCCGAAAACGAAAAATCCTCCTCCTGTTTCTATACTAGTTGCTGCACTGACTAAAGTAAAACTAAATTTATTACTAAAAGTTTCTGTTGAGCCCGCATCATTAGTACGTGTTTCCTCAATTTTTGTTATTTCATATGAGCCATAAATTTTTGCTCCAGCAGTATGAGCAGCTGCTGTTGTTGAAACGGGTGTGGTTCCATAAGAAGGAGCAGAAGTCCCTCGGGTACAGCCGGTTAAAGTATGAGTGCTTCGCCCAGTATATTGAATAGTTTCACTTGTAATTTTTCCATATTCTAATGAAGCTTGATCTGTATTAGTTGCTTCAATAACAATATATCCTGACGTAGGAAATGCTGAACCATCAGTTAATATAATAGAAGTATCTGTAGCTGTAATAGTCGTAGCTAAAGTTGTGTTTAATTCAAAAGTGGAAACGGCAACACCTCCCACAGGTTTTTTAACTTGATAAAACCTAACAGCATCTCCTGTAGAGCGATTATGATTAGTTTCTGACACAGTTAAAGTGGTTCCTATTTCTGTTAAAAAAGGATTATTATTTAAAACAGAAGGTGTAGCAAAAGCTACTCTTGAAGGTCTTGCTCTTTGTAAAGCTTGTGGATCAGCACTTGTAGGTTTAGGTTGTAATTGCGGTTGTTTAGGCTCAAATTCTGAAAAATGAACCCATGCACCATTCCATTCCCTTACCATTTCTAAGTAAGGAAAAGCCATTCCAGAACGATCTGAAATAGCCAATGCATGTTTACCTGAAGCAAAAGTAGTCATAATTAAGCGTTAGGAAAATAAACTTTAGGTGCAATATAAGTACTAGTAATATCTGCATCTTCTTTTATAGCTCTAGCCAGTTCATCCTCATAATAAAGTTTCATTTCTTGTGATCTTTGGGGTGAATTTTTTTGTGATAGATAAAATGCTAATCCTGCTGTCATACAAGGTGCAAAACGATAAGGTACATTAACTGCATTTGTATAAGCACCCCCATCTTGAATTCTTCTTACATAATATAAATTTAATTTATTTCCATCTTCTGCTGCACCAGGAGTTAAATAAACAGTTAAAGTAGTACGATCAATAAATCGTTGAATAAAAAAAGAAGTGGGAGTTCCTTTTGCAGCTTTGTTAGAATATCCTTGATACTGAGATCGACTTACTTCAGTCATAGGTGAATCAATATCAGTAGAAGTAATTCTATAATTAACTTCTAATATATTATCCATTCCCGTTGCATGTTGAGTTACTGCATCGGCACTTGAATGAGTAGCAGCTGTAGTACCATTAGATCCACGAATAGCGCCGGTAAGATTGGCTGCGCCTGTTGCTGCAGATTTTCCAGTATATCTAATTGTTTCTGAGCCTACAGTAATAGTTCCTCCACCTTGAGCCGCGCCAGGCATATCTTTAACCTGGGTCAAGGGAATATCAGTTACAGCAGCATTAATGCCTGCAGATAAAGTTGTTGTTAATCCTTGAGATGCTCCATCAGCCGGGGATCGATAAGTAGTATAAACATTGGTTCCATCTACTAAAGTAAAACCTTGATTAGCTATTTCCCAATAGTGCAAACCTCTGTTTGCCCATTCAGAAAATAAAAGATTTAAAGATCGTTTAGCTGTTTTTAATTGATAACCTGAAACATTTCTTACACCAATTCTTTCGTAAGATTCTTCTACGATCTCATCAATAGGAAGAGTTTTATCGAAAGTGTATGATTGAGAAGTAGTGTTAGCCATCTAACCCTACCCGTCATATTGTACAGATATTCCGACTACCGCAGTTCCAGTCATTATGAAATAAGCTCCATCTTCAAATAGAATTCCATTATCTGGAATATAGGGAGCCACTGTTTCTGCCTGATCTACATCTAATACGAATTTAGAAGAACCACTGGTTGAACTGTTTTTAAAAAAGAGAGTTGCTGCTCCAGCTCCTCCTACTCCGTTCATTCCTCTTATTCTAGTTCTGCCAGCAAATACAACGCCTGATGTTAAACCATCTTTAACTCCAGCTGTAATAGAAGTTGTGATAGACCCACTAGCTGTGATGCTAGTTATTTCTGTCCATGTGCCTGCTATATCAATTGTTAGACCTGATCCTGGACCAGTTGTTGCTGCACTTGTTGCTACTGCTCCATCAGCATCTTTTCCTACTACAGTAAAAGTTATTCCCGTGTTGTTACCGCTAGGGGATGTAATAGTTACTGTTTGAGCATTTATCCAGGGACCACTATCTAGTAAAACTAAAGTAGTAGCTGAACCTACTACAGAAATAGCATCAGTGTCTGTTCCATATAGAATTCGTTTACTTTTTACGTCTGAAACGTTTGCCATAATTTAATCCTTTAATTTTCTAAGCTCCCGAAGGAGCTTAGAATAATTTTATTATCTTTGTTGAATCGATTGAACGTAATCAACATAAAGATCGTTAGTCACAGTTCCTTTGCTTTCAGTCATCAACTTCATTTCCATAAGTAAATCATCAGGAATAGTTGTTGCTGCTTGTGTTCCAGAAATTGTACCATTTATGTAAAGTTTAAACTGATCTGCTGTTTGACCTAGTTCAGTACCTGCTGGTTGGAATAAGAATCCCAATCTAACAGAATTATCCGGCATTCCATAAACAGTAGCAGATTGTGTTGCTACAGTTGAATCCAATTGTGCAAATGTACTTCCTGCTTCTAACATAGTGAAAGATGTTCCTGCTCCATTTTTTCTAGATACAAATTGAATTGAAGTTGTATCTTCTAAATGAGAGAATCCAATACCATCATCTGGTACTGCATTTGGGTTAGCATAAGCATTAGCCGCAAAACCAACAAAAGTGTTTAGTTCAGTGACATCAGTAATTGCGATTGAAGTTTCGAAGTACCATTTCTTATTAGTATTAATTTGGAAAACATCCTCTGATGCAGCTATTGCGATGTCTGCGGCAACAGGAGAAGCATCTCCCATTCTTAGCCATCCTTGCGGATATTGAGCTAGCATGTAAGCAGTTCCACCTGGATCTGTTATAGTCCATGGTGCAGTCGTTACTTGTGAGAATTTCACAAAGTCATCTTGAAATGCCCATTCTTGAGGTGATGTTCCACCAGTTATTAAAGGTTGTTTGATACCACTAAATAAAGAAGTAGCACCATCTTTTCCTCTTACGTTTGTTACGCCACTTGAAAAGTGTGTTGTCATATAATCAGCGCCTCCTAGCGCCAGTCATTCTTCCTAAGCAAAGAATAACCAATTTATGAATTTAAATACTTAGTAAGTAATCTATAACGCAAATTTTCATTTAGCGCAAGGTATCCCTGTGGTTTTGTATGATTTTTGATAGCGCTTAAGTGGCTATCGAGACTTCAGCCTTAGATTCTTCAATTTGGTTAACACGGTGAGCTGTTCTAGCTTCTTCTAGTTTGATCTCAGTGACAATTTCTCTAATCTTGTCATCGATCTTTACCATGTGAAGAGTATATTTACCTGATTCGTTATACTCTTGCTCCCAATCTAACTCCAAGGACTTCTTTTGTTTGTATAGCTCTTGTGTCATTTATAACTTCCTCATAAGTTATCCATTTACGATCTTTCCTCGTAAATCCATCAGACTCGAACAATACCTCATTTTTTCCCAGTTTGTCAAGGATTGAATCCTCTATATCCTGAGTGGTATTTTTACAGCTAATAGTAAAATCAGCGTAATAACCATAAGCATGAATCTGTACACGGAAGTTTTTCATAGGTAATTTCTGTCTTTATAGTCAAAATGGGGCGATTTTGAGGCCGCCCCATTAAATAGTTTAGGTATTACGCACCTTCAACACCGAAGATACCTCTAGGGTCAGATACGCCAAAAACGTATCTTGCTCTAGCTTTGTATCTAACGTTGCCAGTATCAAAGTCCCCTTCCATCTTAGTAGTAAGAGGTGCTCTGTCGAAGTGTTTCATTCCATTAGGTACATCTGTAATAACATACCAAGAGTCAGTATCTGTTAAGTAGTTGTTCACTCTATAACCTTGAGGAACCATACCCATAGATTTGACCGCATTGATATCATTATCAGCAGTTCCTACTCTACCTTGAGATTTCATCAATCTCTCAGCAGTGAACTGATTAGCAGATGGGACAATCATCTTCACACCTTTTGCAGCGATTTTTAAACCACGTTCATCAGTTAGCGCAGCAATGTCAATCAGTGCTTGCTCCAATGAAGTTTCGTTTAAGTCTGCTTGAGTAGTCAGGGTGTTTTGAAACGTCCCTGCTATCGTTGGGTGTGCAGTGTTAAACAATGAAACGTTATCTCCAGAATCAAAGTTATCTGTAGTAGGTAACCCTTGAATCAAAGGAAATGCTCCTTTCACTTGTTTAGTGTTTGCCATCGATCTTGCCAATGCTTTTGTATAACGTGAAGCAAGTTTGTCATACAGGTTATCTTCAATAGCTTCCTCAGTGATCGCAAAAGCGAGAGCAATTGTCTCGTTAGTGTATCTTGCTGTGAAAGTTTCTTGCGCTTGATCATAAGCAACCCCAGATCCTTCTGGTTTTACATATGCGTTAGCGAAACCTGACAACATAACTTCTTCTTCAAAAGCTCTGTCAGATGACTCCGTAGTATAAATCTCAGCTGTCTGATTTTCATACTGTTTGTATTCCAGGCCAAATAAAGCATTTAAACCTGGCTCTAGTTCTTTTACTAGTTGATTACGTGATATTGCCATAATTTATTCTCCTTATATGCCTGCTACGCCGTTCGCGAGCATGTTTTCGTTAATAATGACTCTCCAGACGCTTCCTGAAACGGATACGTCTTGATTGTCAGGATCACGAGTTAAACCAAAAATCTTAATCTGATCTAATGCTCCTGCTCCGCCGGGTGCACCGAGTAAGTTTCCCGAAATATAATTTGGGGATCCAGAACCGGTACCTACCACGATTGGCGCGCAATCTCCTACCGAACCAGGGTTCGTTAGGGATGTTAATTGTGTTCTCATCTCGAACATAGTTCGAGGATCATCGTCTACAAGAACAGTGTGATCGCTCGCCGCGATGCTAGGTGCATAGTTAGACCAAGTTGGTTTTTGCGTGCTCGGATCAGTGTAAAAACTGCCATTAAGCGCTCCAATGTTGTTACTAGTTGTGTTAGTAGCAGCAAGAACATATCCTGTTGCTTGTAATTGAACTAGCTCATGGTGGTTGATAGCAGCAGAACCTGATGCTTTCATCCATTCGCTTAACCCGCCAGTGTGTACACTTTGATCAGCATTTCTGAGAGGTCTCAATCCGAAACCTACCGTACTTTGGTTAGCCATAGCTTTTCTCCTTGTGTAGACTACTATCCGCAGTCTACGGTTAGTTAAAATTTCGTTGGTTGAATGTTAAAAAATTAACGTTTTCTACCACCGAAGGTTGTACGAGACTGTCGATCTATATCGATCGGCATACTCCTATGCTGCTCCTTCATTAAATCGTTGTCTACCGCTTCCATCTGATCCATTCCTAATTTAGAAAAATAATCAGATCTCTGCTTCGCGATTTCTTCCGGTACCCTTGTCAGCACAAGGCCTCCGTGCCCGATCACCCCGGCATATCTGCCATCTGCTATTGCTGGATAGTCGTCTCCAGGAAATTCATCGGCTCTTACTAACTCATACCCGGATCTTAAACGTCCTTGTATGTTTTTCGTGTCGACGTATCCCAGAATCTCTACCCTGACCCATCTGTGTCTAAATCCAGTTGGCGCGTTGGGTGTATCTAAGTACGATGGTGGAGTCCAAACTTGTTTACGTTTTGTCTTTTCCCTTGTTTGGCTCGCACGGGAAGTTTTTTTATCTTCATTTTTCATATGCTATTCTCCCTCCGTGAGTCTTAGTTGTCTTGCATACTCTTCTAGTGGCACA